CGCCAGAAGGGCAAACCCATCGCCGCCGCGGATGGTGATCTCGCTGCGCTCAACAAGGCCGCCAAGACGCTCGAAGTGCTGCGCAAGGAGCGCTACAAGCTTTTGGGCCTCGATGACGATGGCGGCGATCCCAACGAGAATGAAGAAATCCTGATCTCCGAAATGACGGATGAGCAGATCGACGAACTGCGCCAAGCCGCCAACCCGAATGTCGATAACTCCGAGGGCATCGAGACCCTCTTGGAGGACATCGACATCGTTGATGAGGGGCTGGAGGGCCTTGAGCAGTGAAGCCGCCCGTCAACATGATGCGCGGGCCGAAGGGCGGCAAGCCGCGATGGCTGTACCTGCACCCCGCGCAGATGAAGGTGTTCAAGCACCCGACGCGCTTTAAGGTCGTCGTCGCAGGCCGTCGATGGGGTAAGACCCAGCTGTCAAAAGTCTGGATGATCCACAAGGCAGCCTCGAAGCGCAAGGCGTTGATCTGGTACATCGCGCCGACCTATCAGATGGCGCGTCAGATTATGTGGGACGACCTCAAAGAGGCGATCCCGCGAAAGATGCTCAAGGTGCCGCCCAACGAGACCTTGATGATGCTCCGCTTCAAGAACGGGTCGATCATCCAGCTCAAGGGTGCCGACAAGCCCGACACGCTGCGCGGTGTGGGCCTTGATGGCGTGGTTCTCGACGAATTTCAGGACATGCGCGAGGAGACCTGGGATACGGTCATTCAGCCCACACTTGCCTCGACAGGCGGTGAGGCGCTGTTTATCGGCACGCCGAAGTCTTACAACCACCTCTATGATCTGTTCATGGACGGTCAGAGCGCCAAGCATGAAGATTGGCAGTCCTGGCAGTTCCAGACCATCACGTCTCCGTTCATCCCGCCCGCAGAGATCGAGCGTGCGCGGCGCACGATGAACGAAAAGGAGTTCCGGCAGGAGTTTGAAGCTTCCTTCGAGACGATGTCGAACCGCGTCTACCACGCCTTCGACCGCAACGTGCATGTGGGCCGGGTCAAAATGGACCCGCGCTACGACATTATGGTTGGGATGGACTTCAACGTGGACCCGATGTCCGCGATCTTCTTTCAGATCCGAGACGGCTCGGTGCGCGTTTTCGGCGAGCGCATTCTCAGCAACTCTTCGACGCAAGAGATGTCCGAGGAGCTTGATCGTCTGTTCTGGCGCCAGAAGCACCGCGTGATCATCTACCCTGACCCTGCCGGCACGCAGCGATCCTCGGCCGCCTCCAGCGGTGAGAGTGACTTTGCCATGCTCAAGCAGATGGGTTTCAAGCGTCTCAAGTATCGCCGCAAGCACCCGCGCATCCGTGACCGTATCAACGCGGTCAATCGCATGCTCATGGCAGGTGACGGCACGTCTCGGGTTCTGATCGACCACACCTGCAAGAGTTTGATCGAGAGCTTTGAGCAGACGCAGTTCAAGCCGGGATCATCCGAAGTCGACAAGCGCCCCGGTATCGAACACGCGACGGACGCTTTCGGCTATCCCATCGAGATCGAGTTCCCGGTACGCGACATTCATATCCTGGGGGTTTCCTTCTGAGCTTTGAAATCAGTCAGCACTGAGTTACAATGCCCAGGCCAAAGAGGTTCATCATGCCAAAAGACACGTCCACAGATACAGTCGACCCCTCCTTCTTCGAGCGGCGCCACCCCGATTACTCGGGGAAGTTGGCGCATTGGAACTTCCTGGAGGCAACCTACTACGGTGGGCGGGATTGGTTCAAAAAGAACGTCCACAAGTATTTCCGCGAAGGGTCGGGGGAGTACAGCGATCGGATCGAGCGGGCTTATCGCTTCAACCATACGCGCGAGATCGTCGATCTGGTGACGAAGTATGTCTACAAGGGCGACATCATTCGGAAGTCTGATGCGCCCAAGTTCATTGATGACTTCTGGAAGAAGACGACCAAAGGCGGCCGGGACATCGACGCTTTCATGCGGCAGGTCTCGCAGATGACCTCTGTTTTCGGTCAGCCCTATATCGTCATGGACAGCACCATCACGCTCAAAGAGGGCGAGAAGCTGAGCCAAGCAGAGGTCGAACGCCGGGGCGGTCGGGTCTATGCCTATCTGGTCAAACCCCAAGATGCGCTCGACATGTCCTTTGATGCACATGGCGAGCTGAACTGGATCATCTTTAGCGAAGTCAGCCGCCAGGACACGGACTTCTTTTCCGCGCAAAAGACCGTCACCCGCTATCGTCTCTGGACCCGCAAGAGCTGGTATCTGTTTGAGATTGAGCAGGGTGAAGCGAAGACAGATGGCAAGCCCGCGATCAAGGTCGTCACGCCCGATGTAACGCCCATGGTCACCCCCTCGGGCGCGGCCAATGTCAACAAGAACACGAGCAAGCTCAAGGTTGTGTTGAAGGGCAGGGGTGATCACAATCTCGGAGAAGTGCCTGTCATCGTTCCGCGTGAGCGTCATTCGGACACGAGCTATTCGGCCCCGGGCTTGATCGACGATACCGCCTATCTCGACCGCGCTGTCGCGAACTATCTGTCGAACCTCGATGCAATCATTCAGGATCAGACCTTCTCGACACTGGTGATCCCGTCGCAGGCGCTGAACTCTGCGGATTCCGGTGAGAGCGTCAAGAAGAAGGTGATCGAGCTGGGCACCAATCGCGTCGTCACCTACGACGCCGAGGCAGGCATTGCGCCGCAGTATATCTCACCTGACCCCGGTCAGGTCGCAATCATTCTCGGGGTGATCACCAAGATCATCACCGAAATCTATCACTCTGTCGGCATGGCCGGCGAGCGCACGAAGAGCGACAATGCCGCGGGCATCGACAACAGCTCGGGCGTGGCGAAGGCATATGACTTCGACCGCATGAACACCATGCTCAAGTCCAAAGCTGACACGCTGCAAACTGTCGAGAACGACATGGTGCGGCTTGCGCATCTGTGGTTCGGACAGAAGCCCCCGGAAGACCGTGACTTCGTGCGCTACCCTGATGATTTTGACACGCGCAATCTCTACGACGAGTTTGACGTTGCCAATCGACTGGCTCTGCTCGATGCGCCCGACGGCGTGCGACAGCACCAGATGATGACCTTGATCGAGAAGCTCTTCCCGAACCTGACCGACGAGCTGAAATCGGAAATCGAGAAGCAGATCGAGGACTGGCCGCCAGAAGAGGCGGTATCGATCCGAGCGCCCTCAAGGCTACAGGATCGAAACGTACCCCAAGAAGAGAACAGGCAAGGCCAGGCTGGCGGCGCCGACAACCCCAAGGACGAAGGATGAACATGAAAAACCGCCTTACCCAACCGACTGACCCTTACGATACACCTGCGTGGATGGCGTTCTACGCAGCGAACCCCGGCTTCCGCCGCTCTGTGGGCGCTGAGGGCGTCAATGACGACGATCCAGCCCCGGGCGCTGACGATGACCCCCAAGACCCGCCCAAGGGCGACGACAAGACGCCCCAAGACCCTCCCAAGGGCGACGACGACCCGAAAGACCCGCCCAAGGGCGACGACAAAGACAAGAAGCCCTCGGACGAAGAGGCGCGTTTGCTGCAAGACCTGATGAAGCACAAGAAGGCCGCGCGTGAAGCGCAGGCCAAGCTGAAGGACTATGACGGCGTCGATGTCGAAGAATACAAGCGGCTCAAGCAGGCGTCGGCTGACGCGGCTCAGGCTGAGCTTGAGGCTAAGGGCCAGTTTGACGAAGTGAAGCGTCAGATGCGCGAGGCGCATGATCAAGAGATCACGACCATTCGCGCGGAGTCGGAAGAGAAAGACAAGACCATCGCCGAGCTGAAGGCGCAGATCGAAGAGCTGACCGTCGGCTCCAGCTTCGGCTCGTCGAAGTTCCTCAAGGAAGAGACCCTGCTGCCGCCCTCGAAGGCGCGTCGTCTCTATGGTGAGCACTTCGAGATCGAAGACGGCAAGGTCGTGGCCTATGACAAGCCCAAGGGCGCTGCCAACCGCTCGCCGCTGGTTGACGGTCGTGGCGACCCGCTGCCTTTCGAGGATGCGATTTCGAAGATCTTCAAGGCTGATCCCGACA